TTCTCGATCGAGAAGGAGATCGAGCGGCTCCGCTCGGCCTACGGCTACAGCCGCGACCGGGCCGAGGTCATCGCTCGGACCGAGTCCGCCAACGCCTACCACGAAGGCCAGATCGACGCCTGGAAGCAGTCGGAAGCCGTCGAGGAGAAGCACTTCCTCAAGGCTGCCGGAGCGTGCGAGTTCTGCGACGCCGTTGCGAAGCAGTACGGACCGGGAGCGAAGGCACTGCCGATCGACGCTCCGATGGTCAAGGCCGGCCAGACGATCAAGGGCACCGGCGGCGGCACGTTCAAGGTTGGCCGCAGTTCTCAGGGCATCGTGCATCCGAACTGCCGGTGCGACTTCGTTCCAGTTCTGAAGGACTTCGGATGATCCGCAAGACTCTCTCCGCCAACATAGAGAAGGCCGCCGGCGTCAAGGTCGAGGCGACGATCACGACCGAGACGATCGACCGCGACGGCGAGGTGCTGATTTCGCAGGGCATGAATGCCACTGAGTACGAGCTGAACCCGGTCGTCTTCTACAACCACGACTACGCTCAGCCGATCGGTCGGATCTCCGAGCTCCGTCGCGGCAAGGGCAAGATCGACGCGACGATTCAATTCGCGCAGCGACCGGAAGGCTTCGAGGGCTCCTACTTCCCGGAGTTCATCGAGAGCCTCGTCGATCAGGGCATCGTCAAGGGCATCTCGGTCGGCTTCGTTCCTGAGGCCGGAGGAGTCCGCAAGGCGAGCGCGAAGGATCGCGAGGACTACGGCGAGCAGGTCCGGCAGGTCTACTCGAAGTGGAAGCTGCTCGAGGTCTCGGTCGCTCCGCTGCCGGCGAACGCGACCGCACTGGTCTCGGCGGTTCGCAAGGGCGTCATCAACAAGGACGACGCCGTGCGATGGCTCGACTTCGACGCGAATCGTCGGATCATTGAAATCAAGATGCCGGGTCGTGGGCGTCTTTCGACTCTCTGAGATGCAACGCGACATAGTCGCGATCCGGGCGGATGGCCGCTAGGGCCGGGCCGATGGGTCAATGACACGAGCGCGAATCGTTCTGGTTATTCACTCACAAGCCAAAGGAACTAGCGATGAATCTGAAGACCATCGCGCAGATCGAAAAGGATCTGCAGAACCTCGCCGACCAGGTCGGTGAGTCGGGCTTCGCCAAGGCGAAGGCTCTGTACATGGAGAAGGTCGCCGTCGTCGACGAAGAGGGCACCCCTCTCTCGGCCGACGAGATCGAGGTCGTCCTCATGCCGAAGCCGGCCGAAGACAAGGCCGACATGATGGAAGAGGAAGAGGAGAAGGCCGTCGAGGCCGTCGAGGCTCCGGCGGCAAAGGCTGCTCCGGCTCCTCGTCGCAAGGCCGCGTCGGTCGCCGCTCGCATGTCTGCTCCGGCGATTGCTCGTCCGAAGGTTTGGGGCTCGCTCAAGAACTTCAAGAGCGACGATCGCGGCGACGCCGTTGAGAAGGCTCTCCGCTTCGGTCACTGGCTCCTCGCCTCGAAGGGCAACCGCAAGAGCCTCGCGTTCTGCGATCGTCACGGCATCGAGGTCAAGGCTCATACCGAAGGCGTGAACTCCGCCGGCGGATTCCTCGTGCCGGACGAGTTCGAGACCGAGCTCATCTCGCTCCGCGAGCAGTACGGCGTCTTCCGTCGCGAGGCTCGGGTTCGTCCGATGTCGAGCGATACCCTTCGCGTTCCTCGCCGTTCGGCGACTCTCTCGGCGAGCTTCGTCGGTGAGGCGACCGCCGGCACTGAGTCGACTCAGACCTTCGAGTCGGTCCTGCTCGTCGCCAAGAAGGCAATGGTCCTGACCACCGTCTCGAACGAGCTGAACGAGGACGCCTTCGTCAACCTGGCCGACGATGTCGCGGGCGAGATCGCCTACGCCTTCGCCAAGAAGGAAGACGAGTGCGGCTTCATCGGCACCGGAACCTCGACCTACGGCGGCATTCGTGGCGTCGTCGACATCATTGAGAACGGCACGGCCGCCGTGCAGTATTACGACTCGGCTCTGTCCTCGAGCTTCGCCGATCTGTCGCTCGACAACATCGGAGCGTTCATGGGACTCCTGCCGGCCTACGCCGACACCCCGAACGCGAAGTTCTACATGCACAAGGCCGTCTGGCACGGTGCGTTCGAGGCGGCTCTGACCTCTGCGGGTGGAACCTCCGCTCGCGAGATCAAGGAAGGCTATGCCGGTCAGCCGACCCTCTTCGGCTATCCGGTCGTCTTCACGCAGGTCATGCGGTCCTCCTACACCGCTGACAAGATCGTCGCTCTCTTCGGTGATCTGACCCTCGCGGCCTCGTTCGGCGATCGCCGGCAGACCACGATCCAGATCTCGGACTCGGCTCTGAACGCTTTCGAGCAGGACGAGCTCGCCATCCGCGGCACTGAGCGGTTCGACATCAACGTTCACGATGCCGGCGACAGCTCGACCACCGGTCCGATCGTCGGTCTCCTCGCCTGATCCTTCTGATGACTTCGGGGAGGCTCGGTTCGCCGGGCCTCCCCTGAAAGGGACTTTCAAATGCTGCACCTGCAGAACGCGAAGATCGTTCCGATCGTCTGCGACTCGCTTGACAATGCGTCCGCGACCACCGCTGCGATCGATACGGTCGGCTACGACTACTGTGAGATCATCGTTGTCACCGGCAATGTGCCGGCCAACATCGCCGCGCTCAAGGTCCAGGAGAGCGACGATTCCGGCATGTCCGGAGCCGCCGACGTCACTGGTCTCGTCTATGGCACTTCGACCACGATCGATGCTGCGACTTCGACTCTCCCGACCGCAGCGTCTGGCGACAACAAGTCGCGACTCTTCCAGATCGATCTGAAGAAGCGCAAGCGTTACCTCGACCTCGTGCTCACTGCCGGCGACGGCAGCGGCACTGGAACCGACTTCGCGGCGATCGCGATCCTTTCGCGTGCCGGCGAATCGCCTGCCGACACCGCGGCAGGCAAGGGTGTCACCGAGGCCGTCCGCGTCTGATCCTCTTTCTCCTTTCTGAGGGCGGGCGGGGGCTTCGGCTCCCGTCCGCCCAAAGGGTAGCAGATGGCCGTCGATACCTACGCACTCACGACGCTCTCGAGCCTGAAGAACTGGCTCGGCATCACGTCGGTCGATGACGACGTCCTCCTCGAGGACGCGATCGATCGGGCGACCGCCATCATCGAAACCCACTGCGACCGTAAGTTCAAGAGCCGCACGTTCAACGAGTGGTGCATGCCGCAGGGCGAGCGGACTTTCACGGTCGACAACTACCCAATCATCTCCATCGATCAGATCGCCTACGGTTCGGCGATCTCGATGACGATCTCGAGCGATACGGCGTCGACTGATGTCATCGCGACGGTCGAGAATAACGGCACGAACATTCGGCTCCGAAAGGTGACGTATGCCGGAGCGACCGAGCTGACGACGCTCGCGGTCGCCGATTACGTCAGCACGCGGCAGCTCGTCAACTACATCAACCTCGCTGTCTCTGGCTGGACCGCGACGCTCACTGAGAACGCACTGACGGCGAGCCTCTACCGATTCGGCGGTCGCGGCGTGATCGACGCTCCGTGCAACTTTGAGTATCCGCGCGACAACGTCTCCGAGTACCGCGTCGACTACGCGACCGGGCAGGTCCATCTCATCGCGGATAGATTCCCCGGCATCCGATCGGACGACGCCTCGGCAAACCGCTTCCCGTCTGGCTTCTATCCGGTGTTCGTCCAGTACACGGCGGGCTTCGAGACCGTGCCGGCGGATCTCCAGCAGACCTGCATCGAGATCGCGGCCGATCTCTATCGCGAGCGGAAGCAGGACAAGACGATCACGAGCGAGAGCCTTGGCGATTACTCCTACACGCAGGCCGGCGTCGCTGAGCTGCTCGAGGGACGCATCGGCAAGCTCACCGGCTACCGGGAGATCCGATGACCATCTCGTCGCTCGTCGATCGATTCGGCGTCTCGGTGTCGATCCTTCGGAAGGCGACGGACACGAAGGACTCGAGCGGCGGTCGCGTCGAGACGTGGGCTCGGTCCTCGACTCTGACAGGATTCCTGCAAGTCCGGGCGAATGCCGACACCGTCGCCGGCGGTGCCGAGCGATCGACGCAGACGGCGACGATCTACTTCCAGGGCAAGCCGACGATTCGCGTCCGCGATCGGATCTCCTACGGTTCGACGATCTACGAGGTCTCGTCGGTTCGTGTTCCGGATGAGCGTCCGCTCTCGGATGCCTTGTGCTACACGATCGTCGAGGCGACGGAGGTCTTCGGCTAATGGCATCGAAGCACAATCTCCGAGCGAAGCCGGTCAGCGACGCGATGCGTGATGAGCTCGCGTCGCTCGTCAACCGCACCGGGCTCTTCTATCAGACAAAGGTCAAGGAGATCCTCAACCTCGCGAAGTCGCCGCCGGCCTCGTCACCAGGACGACCGCCACACAAGCGGACCGGCACGCTCGGGCGATCGTTCCGCACGATGCCGACTCGCAAGGTCGGGAAGCGGATCATCCTAACGCTCGGCACGGACGTCGTCTACGCTCGGCCGCTCGAGTACGGTACGAGCCGGATGGCTGCTCGACCGTTCCTCGGACCGACCTATCGGAACAAGAAGCACCGAGCGGCGGTCGATCGTGAGATCGCGAAGGTGAGCGGCCGCATCCGTGCGGCGATCCGTCGGAAGGCAGGACCGCCACGATGAGCAACTACCTGATGCGAGGCTTCTATTCGCGGCTCAACGCTGACACGGGCGGCGGCACGAACGCAGTCCGGACGGCCGTCACGGATCGGATCTACGCTGTCGAGGCTCCGGCGTCGAGCACGCTTCCGCTCGTCGTCTACTCGATGGATGCTCCAGACACCGAGCGATTCTTCTCGGGCATCGTGCGATCTCGGGCGGTGTTTACGGTCTCGGTCTTCGGAAAGGTCGAGGTCGGTCCGGATGCGGTCGCCGACATCGATCGAAAGGTGTTCGACCTCCTCGATCAGCAAGCGGTAACGGTCACCGGACATGACCGAGGGTATATTCGAGGCGTCTCGCGTGGGACGCCGATAGCGGATGGCGAGTACTTCCGCTCCGATTCGACTTTCGAACTAGTCGCCACGACTACTTCCTGACGAGGACTCGCGATGACGTATGCAATCGGCTCGGACGGCTCGGTCACTATGCCGACCGGCTACAAGGCTCAGATCAACACTTGGTCAGCGACGCTTGCTCGAGCGACGCAGGTCGTCACCGGATTCGGCGACGCCGGCCATCAGCGACGTGCGAGCGGTGTTCTTGACATCACTGGCTCCGCCGGCGGCGTGCCGGAAGACAACGCATCTACGACAAGTGCCTTCGGGATCGGATCGAGCGCGGCCGGTGCTGCCTTGACCCTGAACATCACAAGCGGGACTTCGCTCGCCTTCGATGCAGTCTTTAGTTCGGTCGCCTTCTCTGTCACGAACGATGGCGATTCGACGGTCACGTTCAACTTCGAACTCAACGATACGAGTCCGACTTTGACGTGGGATGAGACTGCGTGATCCGATCCAGAGATCAGCTCTGGCAGGCTGGAATACTCACGCCGACCTCGACCGACTGGCGCGTCCGTTTCGTCTTCATTGACGGAACGGATCGCGTCGTCAGAGTGTCGCCTGGTCGCCTCTCAGAAGAAGACGCGATCATCCGTGCCAAGCGTCACGCGAAGATCTTTGATGAGACCGTCCTCGATCGTGTCGAGGCGGAACGAGCCGAGAAGTCGACTCAGGTCGCCGGCTTCGGCATCGTCCAGAAGTAAGGAGAGAACATGGAACCGATCGCGGTCCCAGTCGCCGATGGCACGATCCTCGTTCCTCGGCTGAAGGTGCAACAGATCATCGATCTCGCCGTGCTTCGGCACGAGCGAGAGCGGAAGGAACTCGTCCAAGATCTCGCCGATGCCGGCGTCGATCCCGAGGATCGACTCGAGCGGCTTCGGCAGCATCGGAAGGAAGTCGGCCTATCGAGCGTCATCGTCCGGTGGGCGTTCTCGGTCGACGGAGCCTACAGCATCGTCCGGATGGCGATGGGCGACTTCCCGGCCGAGCTCGAGGGCATGGATCCCGGCAACCTCTCACGACTGGCTCTGGCTTGCATTGGCGTCAACCTCGACGAGTCGGTGGAAGGTGGGGCCGAGGGAAAGGAGTAGACGCCGCCCGCGACTGGATCGCCGAGGCGGCCATCATCGCGAGGCATCTACCTGGCGTCGGCTCGCCGCTCGCTCTGCCGATCGATGAGTTCAACGGGTATTTGCGGTCGATCTTCGACTATCTCAAGAGGCAAGCCGGAGATTCCGGCGGCGGTCCTGTAGACCATCGAGCCTACGTCGAGCAGCAAATGAGGCGGATCCATGGCTGACTTTTCACTTGAGCTTGATGTATTCGCAAATACGGCCAAGCTCGAAGCCGGTCTCAAGAAGGCCGAAAAGTCTGTTGACGGTACTGCCGACAAAATCGACAAGATGGGCAGCGACACCGGCGGTTTCGGAAAATTCACCGTCGGAGCTGCCAAAGCTGCCGCTGCATTTGGTGCGATTGAAATCGCGGCTGGAACAATTTCTACGATCGGCCAGTCCCTCAAGGGAATCATGGCATCATTCGCAGGAGAAACAGAAAAGGCGGATCGAGCCTTTGCCGGCGCGCTCGAAGCAGCAAAGCAGCTTCCGTTTGGAATTGGCGGAACGATTGACAAGGTCAATCAGCTTGCTCTGGCTCTGGCTGGTGTTGAAGA